CTCCTCTATTGTATTTTTAAACGAATGCTTGCGGATCAAATCCCCATCATCGCTCTTATACTCATTCCAATAACCTTCTTTTCCGCTCTCTCTATAAGTTTTTCCTTTATAGACTAAAATAGGTTTTTCAGTAGTCGGGGGGAGAGAATTGCTCTTATGATAGTTATTAACATTATTCTTATATCTAGTATTAGTATAATTATATGGTTTTATTAATACACGCCGATTATAACTCTCAGAAGTACCAGACAGCATCATCTTCTGTTTTTTCTTGATTAATGTCTCTAAAGCCAGTTGTTGAGATAATAAATATTGATTTGTACTTTGTAGCCTTTTTAGCGTTATAAACTTTAGCTTGGCAAGGTGTTTGACGGATTTTTGGATTGAGGATCGGCTGAGACCGCAGCGTTTGGAGATTGTGGCGTATCTTGGAAAAGCAATACCATCCTCCTTCTTCATAAATGAGACCAAGGTAAAATAAACAATTTTATCATTAGAAGTAAGCCGTTTTTCGTGCAAGATGTTTGGATCCCCCATAAAATAATAACTCATTAAGCTACATCCTTCTTTTTACATACTAAATTATGGCGATCTTGGAGCAGCTCCATTGCTTGAACCCAAGCCTCTGGCTTTAATATGATTTCTTTTCTATCTTTAATTGGCGTAAGCTGCTTAACTCTAAAGCTAATAACTTCCCTATTTTCATTGACTTTATAAAAAATTAAAAAACTCGGAAGATTGGCAGCTTGAGCTAGCCACTCCGTAGCCGTTGTAGCTTTCCAGGATTGACCCACATCGAAAGTTGTCTCCGCCAGGTATAATGGCTGCTTGCATTTATTACAAATTCCGCAGCTATCAATGTCAACATAACGCAAATCATTTTTTAAGGCTCTATGCCATTCCGAATACGGATCTCCTTGATTATAATAATTATTTCTTGCCATCTATTTTTATATAATTCTCCTCAAAATCTTTAATTTTATTTTCTGCAGCTGTGAGCTTAGTCTGCAGCTCTCCGTTTGTTTCTTTGTGGGATTTGCTAATCGTTTCATAATTCAAATTTTCTTCTATTAATCTTTGGTTTTCTTTTTCCAAGGTATTAATTTTTTGTTTTAATTCAGACAATTTCTTTTCCATCACAAAATAATAAGCTCTCTCCTTCCCATCCTTTTTTTAAAAAATCATTGCTTGAATGATTAATATCGCAGCAACCAGCACTCAAACTTGTAGGATATTTATTTACATACGGCATATAAGCTGCGCAAAATTCTCTAAATTCTGGTGTCCAGTTTTCATTTGCAATTGCAAGATCATCCCAGATTAACCAAAAATAAAAAACAACAGCTATCGCATAAAAAATTTTCATATTTTTTTAACCTCTAAGACCCAAGATCCAGGAATTGTTTCTATTGTTCCAACTGAGATTGATCCATCTTCGTCATAGGAATAGGAACCAAAGACTTGAACGATAGATCTGTTTTCTGTGAGGAGATAACCCACCGCAAAACACTTATCGGGTTTAAGTCTCCGAGCTTTGTCGATGTGCATCCACTCAGAATGAGAAACCCAGTCAAGAGTAGTAATTTTAACCAACGGATAATCATCTATAGTCCCAGTTAATTTTTTCTTACGAGTAGAAACTCGCTGGCTTAACTTTCCCATCTGTTTTCTCCTGGATTATTTTTATATTTTTTGGCTTTGGCATCCTGGATCCTTGACACCATCTGCAAGCAGTACTCTCTGGAGATACTCCAGTAATGCCTAAAAATTCTGCTAATTTTTTATAAGAAAAACCCTTTTTTTTTCTAAATTCTTCTAAAGTCATTAAGGCTGCTTAAACTATGGTTTGACTTTTCGTCAAGAGAACATTTGTAACTTATGCAGTTTTATCCCCAGTAAATTCAATATCCCCGCATTTCACACAACTTATAATAGTTGTTGATAAATAAAATTTTTTAAAAAAAAAAAGATTTTTGACATTTCCAAATTTTAAACTTGCATTTTCCATAATTGCAGTTAAATTGACAATATGGCAATATCAAAAGATAAATTAAAAGTTATAAAAAATAACCATTTGGAAGAAACAGAAATGTTACTGCATAAGCTGCTTAGGAAAGCTGATATGAGCCAGGCTGAATTTGCAAAAAAAGTTCAGAAAGACGCATCAACTATCAATAGATGGATTAAAAATAACAGAGCAATTTCCTGGGATAATGCAGAAAAAATTGCTAAAGTTTTAAATATTCATCCGACAGAAGTTTATCAACCAACTCAAGATATTATTTTAAAATATAAATGCACTTGGGATTGTGTTTTACAGCCAATGGATGTTTTAAATAAAATTAGAATACCATACGAATATTACCACGATGATATAAGAGCAGTTTTAATGGATTGTCCAGGCACTAGCTCCGATGGAGAGATCTGGCTTTTTGATATGCCAAAAAATAAATTATTTGCAAAAGATGCTATTGGAAAAATTTGTTATTTAAAAGCATCAAAATCTTTTAAAGATAAACTTGGCAACAAATCAGCCGAATGTAAGGATGTAGTTGCACTCCTTAATCCTAAAGGCAACGGCACTTTTGATATATTGCATAACTATACTAGAGAGCCAATAAATGATTTATGCAAAAATTTAATTCCAACAGATTTTGAAATAGCATCTCCAGTTAAAGTAAAATACGATCCACATTTACTTCAAAATATTAATAAATAATACACTCTAAAATTGCATATTGTGCATAATATTGTATAATTGTCATTTTTTGTTTGCAATAATTTCTCTGTTGTTCTAACTATGTTCCATTGACTTGAATTTATGGAACCAAAAAACAAAGATTTAGAATTAAACGATTGGATTAATTCAATTAAAAAATTACCAGCTTGGGTAAAATTATATGGATTAAATCATCATAGTCCAAGTCAAATTAACACGGAAGAAGATCAATGGGGTTATAAGTACCTTTACCTTACTCAAGAGGAAAGACGAGAGCTGCCAGTAAATTCTAATATGAAATGTGGAAATTGGATTGGAGAGCTGGGTCAAAAACAATTTGGAAAATTTATTTGGGAATATGAAAAAGGATCTGGATTAATTAAAAAAGAAATTCCTTTAGAAAAAAAAATATTTGATACGGCAATAGATCAATTCAACAAATATTCTCCAGTTGATGAAAGAGATTTTAAGCAACACGAACAAAATAAATTAGGTTTTGCGCTTACCTGGAAGAATTGCCAAGATGCAATTAAGTCAGTTAAATTAAAGGGAGATATAGAATGCGAAAGATCTGTTAGCCTGGATCTTCCAGATTGTCAGCTGCCAGTAATTGGGAGAGTAGATTTTGAGGATATGTATAATTTTATTGAGCTTAAAACAAAATGGAGAAAAAAGAATAGACCAAAAAAAGATGGATCTTATACTTTTTCTAATGCAAAGATTTTAGATGCAGCAGATCCTAAACAAGAAAAATACAGAGGCTGGTTCCAACATATTTTGCAAGTTGCCTTCTACTATTTGGCTACCCGTAAGAAACCTCATTTAATAGTAGTTAATGAAGATAATTATAATGTTTACACTCCAGATAATTGCGATCAACTTAAACCAAAAAACTTAGAAAAATTTTTAATTAAAATGAACCAGATCTGTGCAAACAGAGAAAAAATAATGGAAAGACACGCTGGCAAAACAACTTGGGTGGATGACATTATTCCTAATTTCGATCATTTTTTCTGGAATGGTATGGGAGATCATAAACTAAAAGCAGCTAGATTGTGGGGTCAAGTATGAAAAGAAAAACAGATAGAGGAATAATTTGGCATATCTATCATACGATTTTAGCTTTGTTATTAGCGGGAGTTTTAATTGTGGAGGTTATTGAATTATGGATAAAATAAATATGATTAATTATCAGCAGCTTGTACTGCAAACAAAATTTGGAAAGAAACAAGAAAAAAAAAGCAAGAGTGTTGTGTTTATTGTAAAAGCATTTTTGTTAATAGTCTTTTTCTCCCTATTCTTTTCAAATACTGAGAGCCAGGTTTTAAACAGCAGCAGTTTCTTCCCTGGCTCTTTTTTATTGGAGAACTTCTATGGGTAAAATCTTAAAATTTCCCTCGCTGGATCAATACCTTGCTGGTTTATCTAGCGGGGGATTAATTAAAATGACCAATGGAAATTATATTATTAAACATTATGAAGTTGAAAAATTAGCAAGAGAGTTTGGAATTATAACTAATATTGGATTGGTTTATTGTGATTTAAACAAGAGCTGTGCAGTAGTAAAGGCAACAGCTCAATATCAAGGAGATAAAGTTGAAACTTTAGGAGAAGTATCTCCTTTAAATAATACTTTTGCTTATCCGATTTCAGTTGCTGAAAAAAGAGCGGTGGATAGAGCTATACTTAAAGTTTTAGGATTACACGGCAAATATTATTCAGATGTTGAAATGCCACCAGAAAAGAAAACGGAAAACCAAGGAATAAAATTAGATCACGCTGATATAATTTTACAAAGAATTGATAACTCAAGTCATCAAGCAAATTTAGATGAGCTTATGAGAGATAATAAAGATTTCTTAGTTAAGCTCTCTAAAGATAATAAAAGCAAAGCAGAAGAAATTATGCTGGCTTTTAAAAATAGAAAACAGCAATTTTTAGGAGGATAATATTATGGCTGTTGAACAACAACAAAAACCAAAGGATCCTAATTGGGTTTGCACTTTTTCGCTGGTAAAAAATTCTAGTAAAGAAAGTGATAAACATCCCGATTTGGTTCATCCAGATAGTGAAAAAATGAATAAAAGTGGAAAGCCATTTAAAAAAAATTTCACTATCAATGGAGTATGGCACGAAGCATCTGCTTATTTTCAAAAAGATAAATCTTTAAAGATTACTTTAAAAAAATCTAGCAGCACGGGTCCAACTCCTCAAGCAGCATCGCCTGGGGATGACTTTATGGGTCAATTTTAGGGAGCTAATATGAAATATGGTTTAAGTCCAAGGCAAAAGAAAATTTTTGACTTCATTAAATCATATATGAAAAAGAAACCAGTTGCGCCAACATACGAAGAAATGAAAAGCGCAGCTGGTCTTAAATCAAAAAGCGGAGTACATAAAATAGTTTTAAATTTAGAGGCAAGAGGATGGATCAAAAGACTTCCAGGCAAGAACCGAAGTATCCGAATAAACCAATAGATCTAAGTCCAGATCCAAATACAAATGAGGTTATTTCGGATGTATTAACCAGATGTAATCAAGGTATGGATAAATTTGCAATTACAATGCGAGCTGTAATGTTGCAAAATCCAAAAGATGCACTATACTGGCTAAACAATTCATACGAAGAAAAAATAGACGATTTAAGATACACAAAAGAGGCAATCCAATCATTTAGAAATCTTAACGAAGATCATAAAAAATTAAAAATAAAATACGAAAAATTATTAAAAAAAGTTAAAGATCTTAAAGAATATAATAAACTTTTAAGGATGTCGTAATGTCAAAAAAATTTGAAAAATTCTGGAGCGGAGGTGTAGGCTTTCAAGCCGTAGAAACATTCTCAACTTTAGATGCAGCGGTGGCGGCTAGTGTACCATCTAACGCTGCTAAGATAATCATAGATACAAAGACTTTAAGCTATGATTTTAAACGCATAAAGGAGGTAGATCCAAATGCAGACGCACTATCAACACCTGGAACAAAAGATCCAGGAGGCAAAAAAGGAGAGAAAAAAGTTGCAGACCAAGATAAATAAAATGATAAGATCTCCATCTGTACCAGTAGCAATAGCTGCACTCTCTAAGGAAAGTCATAACAAGATTATTGAAATAATAACCTTGAAAGACGAACAAAATAAAATCCAGCTTTAACTGGGTTTTTTATAATCATTCTAAAAAGCTGCTTTTGCAGAATACCCTTCTTACGCCTTATTAAAATTACCATAAAAGCAAGTAATTGTATCTTTGTCAATTAAATCTTGACACCCTGGCAACCAATCCTTATATATATATTATCAATGAAGAAATTTAAAAAATACAAATTCAAGACTTTCAAAGCTCTTGAAAATTTCTTTGAAAAAAAAATACTTCCACAAAAAAACAAGTCATCCAAAGTTATCGGTAAGACTTTATTTGTCTGGGATAAAAAACCAAAAAATGAATATTGTTTCACACAATGTCGAGTTGGATGTAATAAACAAACCAAACACAAATTTATTAACACAAAAGATAAAACTCAAATAACTTTAGCGTGTTGTGAATGTGTTATAAAAAAGGAGGCTGCTTAATGGATCTTAAATTAATTAAAAGAAATTTTTATGCTGGCACTTATGTTTATCTTTATGCTGCTAAAAATAGATATTGGAAAATCTGTGTTGATAAACCAATGCCTAAAATTATTCAACTTTTTAAACAAGATTTAAGAGGTAATAAATTTTCTAATTATCTTTTTAAAGGAGAGTTTAAAAATTTTAAACAAGCTAAACAATTTATAAAGGAGGCTACTTAATGTATGAATGCACTTATAAACTACCTGGGAGAGAGAAAACTTTTGTTGCTCCCACTATTCCAGAGGCTCATAAACTTTTTATTAAAGATTATGCTGAGGCTGCTTGCGAAGTTAAAAAAGTAAAAATAGAAAAGCAAGAAGATCCAAATTTCTTAATGGTAGTAAGTTATCCAACTTACAGAGATTTTTTTGCAAATCCTAAAACTGCAAATGATGGAGATCCAGAAGAGTTTGGAATTTTCTTTACTGAGGGAGGTAATTAACTAATGAAAGTATGGGTAATTAAATCGCCAAGGAAAAAAAGTTTTGTTTGGCTTGTTAAGGCTTATGATCCTTTAACTGGTAAAACCAAAGATCTTGAGACTTTTGCTTACAATGAGAAAAATCTAGCAAAGAATTTTGCTCAGGAAAAAAGAAGTGAGCAACCAGAAAATATAATGCCAGCGGATGTGAGCTTTGATTTTGCTTTTAAAGAATATAAGGAAAAAATACTTGCTGATACTACATTGAGACAAGAGAGTAGATTGGTTAAATGTGGGTATATAAACAACCATATAGCTCCGTACATTAACAAGAAGGTTAAATTTGATGGAGAGGTAAGGCTGGTTAAAATAAATAAATTAGCTGATTTCAGTTATTTTATTTTTAAAGATACTTACATCCCTCAATTGCTTAAATCTAAGAAAACTATTGTGCATAATAGAAAAGCAAAAGATGGTGGCGGCAGCATCATTAAAAGACTTAAAGATCCCATTGGTAAAAAACTCATTAAAGATGTTAAGGGAGAATTTCAAATGTTTGTTAGGTATTGTTTAGATAGAAAATGGAAAATGCCTAGGGAAATACTTGATTATAAGTTTAACCATAACTTCTTTGTTGATTATGAAATTAAGCAGCAATGGGTTCCAACTTTAAAAGTAGTTAAAAAAATAATAGATAAAGAAAAAGATATAGTTAATAAAACATTATTTTTAACGGCTGCTCAATGTGGTCCAAGACTAAATGAGATACTAGCAATAACTAATTGCAGCATTGATTTTAAAGCTAAACCTTTACCATTAATTAAATTTAGACATTCAATTGATAAATGGGATGGGTTCCAGGAGAATATGTTAAAAACTGCAAGCTCAAAAAGAGATGTTCCTATTACTAAAGAGCTAGCTATTTATCTTAAAAATTTAATAGATCAGCAAGCAAAACAAAAAAGATCTGGAAAATTTAAGAGAGTATTTCCTTTAACTAAAAAGGCAGCAAAAGGTAGGATTAAAGCAGCTGCTAAAAAACTTGGAATAAAATGGGTGGGAGGTTTGAAACCTTTTAGGCATTTCAGATATTCACTTGTTAGAGAGCAAGGTAAGCTGCCAGAGATCCAGGCTAGAAAACAGCAAGGCTGGACTATGGAAAGTAAAACACCTCAAAGATACTATCATAAGGATATTGATAGCAATCCAGAAGTAACAATAGATGCTACTAATAATCTATTAAATTAATGAACCCTATGAGCTATCTCCTTTTTAAATTACACCTGGAGATGGCTCACGTTCCTACCTTTAATTTTGATTGGAGAGTTCAAGAATTATACAAGCAATATCTAAATGATTTTGATAGCAAGGGAGATGTTCTTCCAGATGCTATAATTAAATTCGCTAAAAAATAAACCACTACTAATTTCACTACTAATCTCTTAAATAAACTAAGCCTGGCTTGACAAGTCGATAGTATTTGAAACTATAGACCAAACCTTCCCGATGTGTTGATATATAACACTTCTAATAGAAATTGTATAAATTTTATTGCAAATAATGCAATGAAATAAGCATTGATTTTATTGGGATGTACCAGAGAAAATTATCTGTTGCTACTACTATACTACTAATCTAAATTGATTTTTTTTTAATGATTTGGCTGGGTGTAGCGTAGCCTGGTAACGCACTAGCTTTGGGAGCTAGGGATCGCTGGTTCAAATCCAGCCACCCAGACCATTATTCGAAAGTCTTATCTTCAGCTCTCTTAGCATCATCCAGGCGCATACACTCATAATGAGCTTTAGTCTTATCTGCGAAAGCTACAAAGCTCTCAGTATTATCCATTTCCTTATTACAATATCGGCATTTTCCTATGCTTAAAACCAAAGTTGTGGATTTTACCCACGTCTTTTTTTGTTTTTGCATTTACACCTCGGAGCTTGCCAGGCAAATAACCAATTAACTAACGTGTCTATGCCGCCAAAAAACTTTAATAAAATTCTATCTATCATTATTCCATTATTAATTTTTTAATACTTAAAGAGCCGTCAATATTTTCCTCAAGTTCAGCTAAAGATTTTACGCATTGATAAGAAACTTTTGATTTACTATCTAGCTCTCTCATCGCGTGCCTCTTTCCTTTTAAACAATCACTTAAAGATGGCTGTATTCTTGCCTCCTTAATCTCGTTGTTTATCATCATCAATAAAGCTATAACAACTTGCTCCATCAATGGCTCCCATTTGCTCTAATTTTATCTTTTAAAATTTCTATTGTTTTCTTCATATCTTCTATATCTTCCATAGCTCTGTTAAGGTTTACGTTATTGTTTCTCATACTATCCATCTCTTCATCTGTCTTTTCCTGGGAAGTACTTAAAATCTCCAGGAGTAGAAATTGCTCTTGGTCTACAATTTTTTGATCTGATTTTGTAATTAGATCTGCCTCCATAATAGTTCTGGAGTTTTCAAGAGAATTTAGCCTACCCGTAATTTCGGTATAAGCGAAGATGCCAAAAGCTGTGGCTGCCAATAATGCAAAAAGATTTCTAACTGGGAGGCTGATCTTGCTGCTATCCGATATATCTAATTTGCTCATTTCTTATGCTGCCTTCGTTTATTCTTATTCATACTTGACCATTTAATCTTAGCTGGATTAGATGATTGACTTGTTTTCTTATACTTAGATCTTGTTTCGTGTTCTGGTTTATTTAGAAAATTACTTTTCTTTTTAGCCATTAAAATAAAATTTTTTTAATTTTATCTAAAAAACTATTTTCAGTTTTACCTTCTTGAACCAAAGGTAAGTAACCATTTGCAATTTCTTTATGGGATTTACCTTCTTCTTCCTCGGTTTTTTTACTTCTTGAATTTAGTTTGTTGGGTCTAAACTTATCCACCAAAACGTATCTATGCACATAGTTATCGCATCTTACGCCTTCAAATTGGAAGTGTAGCATTTCTGGTGGATCTTGATATTGTCCACCAAAACATTTTGGATCAAAGTCTGATTTAGTTATTGTCATTTTTTCTTTAATTTATTCATTGTAGTTACACCAAAGGATGCACCTACTATTGTTAATATGATGTACCAAAACATTGGATCAGCTTTTTGTAATATATCCCATCCCTTATCCATAGCTGGCTGGAACGCTGGTATGAAATGTGCTGCCATAAGCAACGTAAAAAAAAGACAAAGCCATTCATCTTTTAGAGAGTTTTGCTGCTGGCGTACTTGCTCAATTTGTACTTCAACCTTTTTAACATCCAAGTTATTAGCTGCCTCTAGTTCTTTTTCTTTTATAATTTTATCTTTCTGCAGCTTATGGGTTATTGCACCCATAGTCTTTTCAGCCAGAAATTTTGTAACTGGATTTTTTAATAATCCTAAAAATTGGATCATTTTAAACTACCTCTAATTTTAGCAGCAGCCTTCTCACATCTACCAGGTGTTTGCTTATGCCATCTGCTATCAATCATTTCATCGGCAGCTTTTTCCATATCTCCATCTCTCATAGCTTGCCAAAACTTTTTAAACTTAGAGAACCTTGGTCCACCAAGTTGGTACACACATTCAATGATTACGCATTTTTGAATATGATTAACTTCTATGTCTCCAATTAATTTCTCAGCACTTTGTAAAGCAATATTAAAATCTTTATCAAAACACTTCTCAGCATCTTCAACACTATAATTAATACCTTCAATAAAATCATCGGTAGGTAAAACCATATGACCCCAAAAAATAGTAGGAATACCCAGGCTATCTTTGTAAATATGATCTCTAAAACCTTCGTGCTGTTTAATGCTTTCCTTGAGTTCAGTATAATCTGCCATAATTGTTCAATCCTTTTCTGGGTTAAAATTAAAAATCTTAACACCTAATTGTCTTTGCTCATCAGTTCTCCCCCTATAAATCTTTTCCCCATTGGATCTAAAGTTTTGGGTTTTTACGTCATAAGCTGTGTATTCTCCCGTGGTTAAATTTAAGACCAATAGATCTATCGGTCCCTTAGAACCAACTGGAGTAAATACAATAAGGTTTGGATCCTTGGCAAACTTAGCTTGTGCTAGTAGCTCGTTGGATAAACCTTTAGCAGCAGTTTTTCTATTTCTGGAAGAAGTAAAAGATTGAGCCAATTAAACCTCCAATAAATATTATTATTGCAGCAGCTCCTTTTCCTCTTGCCATATCTTCCTTTAAACTTTTAATGTCTTTCTTCATTTCGTCTATCGCTTTAAATAAAGTTTTCATTCTTTCAGCGCAGACTTTTTCGTGATATGAAATTCTTAACGCAGCTTTTTCTTCCCCATATTCTTTAAGCGTAGATTTTTTTCTTTTAGATTTCATTTGCTGGATTACAATTAAACCTAATAAATATTTGATGTTTATTAGTTTCAACTCTCCCTATTTCTGTTTGTTTACTAATAGCCTCTTTATATCCAGCTTGCAGACAATCATAATAATTATCATAAGTTGTCGGCATAACGAATGGTTCTAAGCAGCCGTGGAACGTGCTACACATAAGCATAACTAAAGCTATCTTCATAACACAATCCTTTTGTTAAATTTATTCTGGTTTAGTTGGAAAAGTAGTGTTGTTCACTTTTTCTAAAGTATCTTTGCCACTTGGAAGATCTCTTAAATTTTGTCTGTATGTTGTCATATCATCAGACATAGTTACATCTGATAAAGCATAAAAATCCGTTTCAGCTAAAAGTCTATTTCTTTTAGATCTTAGATTAGCAATAGCTCTATCGTATGCACCATCATTGTAAGCAGCCTCTTCTGCGTCTTTTGCAGCCTCTTCTTCAGCTGTGAAAGGTACTACGTTTCCATTTATTAAATGATGTCTTGCCATTATTCCTCCTTAATTAATTCCATATAAACAAATATCTCCAGCATCCATATTTCCAGAGTTCATTTTAAATTGAACAGCGTCTATTGCTGATGTGGTATTAAAATAACCAGCACAATAAGTATTTATTGATCTATCTCCATATTCAGCAATTTGAGCATTTACCATAAAATGCTTTACGAAAGTAGATGAAGGATTAAATAAATGCAAAATTGCACAACCACATTCGTCATTTTCATTTCCTATTGGATCACTTATTCTTTGAAAAGATGTTCCTTGTGCTTGATCAGCACCACTTACATATCCCAAATTAGCTGCACTATCATTTTCATAATGTTCTGCTCTAAAGTATGTAGTAGTCATAGTCACATTGTAATTGCTACCACTATCTATTGATCCTTGAAACATTATATATTGTGATGTTGAATGATCTGCTGGATGTATGTTATTTAAAGTAAAAATATATTCCTTGTAAGTATCATCAAGAACAACATCGCTTGTTCCATCAACAAAAGATATAGTTGAAGATGATGAGGCAGTTTGTTTTTTAATAAATGTCATACTACCTAAAGCTGATATGCTTCCAAAAGCTGTAGCCGATCTTACACCTCTATTATTTAATTTAACTATGCTCATTAACTATCCTTAATTCCATAGAGTTTGATTGTGCCACTATCTATATTTCCACTATTCATTTTAAATTGAATAGCATTAACTGCTGATGTTGTGTTTCCATATCCAGCCATAAACCAATTAAAAGGTGCATTTATTTCATAATACATTATTGATCTACACATAAAATGTTTTACAAAAGTTGTAGATGATGGCGAAAATAAAAATAATTCTCCAGCGCCATCTTCGTCATTTTCATTACCTTGACCAGCAGTAAGCCATTGATAATTAGTTGATTGAGCTAAATCTTCTCCAGTTCTATATTCAACAACTGCGTAACTATCATCTTCTGCGTGTCTTGATCTAAATGATGTAGAAGTTTTTGTTACATTATAATTTGATCCGCTATCGGTACTCATATTAAATTGTAATCCTTTATCATTTTCTGATGAATGAATATTATAAAACTTAAATAAATAAATAGGATATGTGCTATCCAAGACTACATCTGATGTACCATTTACAAAGCTAATAGTAGAACTTGAAGATGCTGTTTGTTCTTTAATTAAAGTCATAGCACCAGTTGGTACTGCAGCAGCTGCTGTAACAGCACTTATAGAATTATTGTTATACTTAACTAATGCCATATAATTTTATTACTCCACTATCTATGTTGCCTGAC